ATTTTGCATGTGGAATGGGGATTGTTTTGATAAATTCTAAACGCTGTTTTTCATCTGCAATAAATTGTGCTTGATCGATATAACCTTGCTGTTGTTGTTGTTGCTGCTGTTGCTGCTGTTGTTGTTGCTGCTGTTGCTGTTGCTGTTGCTGTTGCTGCTGCTGTTGCTGCTCTTGCTGTTGCTGCTGTTGCTGCTGTTGCTGTTGCTGCTTTTGCTGCTTTTGCTGCTGCTGTTGCATTCTTTTAGTTTAAAAAAAAAAATTAGAAATTATTTTCTGGACCTTGCATATCATAATTCTAAATTAATTTGTAATTTAGAATAGGTTATTATCAATCTGGCAAATCTTTGTTATCCAGTAGCTCACAAAAAACCTTTTTCGGCATGGCCTGTTTTAGGAAAAATTTCGATAAATTCGGGTGTCATATTACCAAAAACGGGATGTCTATAAACCCTTCCAGGAGCTAAGAAAGATGGAATATTTAAATCAATGTAATTTCCTCATTAGCGATAATTATCCATCCAAGGAAGTGTTTGACCAACAAGTAGACAACCAAGTAGATATTTCTACCTATTTATCAAATGAACAAAAGTTAAAGGCTGAAATTTGGACGAATCCCCTAAAAAATTATTACCACCAAATGGATAATTTTATTGGGATTCGTCAAAAGTTATCCATTAAAGGAATCTGTTGCTCTAATTGGTGGTATTTGTTTTAATTTACTACACGCAGGTGTAGCAGCATGGGCAGTCAAAGTAAAGTATTTACAAAAGCGCCCTATTCAAGGAGTTGGTCAAAAATATTTCAATCAACAAATTATAAACCCCTATAAAGAACAAATTGGGAATGGCGCACAATGGTTACCTTGACAAGAGTCTGTAATGTTTACACCTGGTTTTGCAGATTATGTTTCCGGGCATTCAGCATTTAGTATGGCTTGTGCGGTATTTTTCCAGTTGATATTCAAGTCGGATGTTATTCCTTTATTTGGAGTTTTTGTATCCCCAGATTATTTTCATTTGTGGTCTTATGTATTTAATAATATAAATCGCCCTACTTGCATTGATCAAATTTGCATGACTCCGGGTTGTAGTCAAGTAAATGTAAATTATCCCACTGCACCTGTATTCAACAGTTTTACAAGTTGGAATGAATTAGCAAATCAGGCAGGTATGTCTCGTATTTATGGAGGTATCCATTGGGAGAACTGTAATATGGGTAGATTAGAAATCGTCTAGAACTTTGTTTGATAAAATAAATTGGCAAGGCATGTTGTGTTTTTAAAATTGCTTCACAATTAATTCTGGTACAATAAAAATATCCGGATCACTTAATACAACTCTATAAACTAAAATTGGAATAGTATTAGTAGGTTTCCACAATATCAAATTATGAAAGGAAGAATCATATCCGTGTTCCATAGCAGTTTGTAAATCAAAAGCAGCATATAGAGTGTATTCGTTTTCTTGATTTAAAATAAAATTTGAAAATTCTATTGAATTATCAGTTGCGGTAGTGGAGCAATTTGCAGTCATGTAGGAAACAAATCGAACATTTATATTTTTTTGCAAAACACCAGATACTTTTAAACATTGATTTTTCAATGCAACAATCATGTATTTGCTAAATGGATTACAAAATATTTTATTAATTCGTTCGATACTTGGAATAAAAAATTGATACATATTTGTTTCCGAAAATTTGAGCCTGTTTTTTAGTATTGGAGACAACAATTTTTCCAATTTTAAAGAATTTTCAACTTGTTGCATAAAAGTCACTATTTTTACTAAAACACCAGAAATCTTTGGTAAATAATCAGGATAAATATTTGGTGTTGTGTAACATTTTCCAAATCTCAAAATTGCACAATAGTAGCCAAGCGGTGCTTTCATTTTATAGACATTATCCTGCGGCCAATCATTTTGAAACGATGAATGAATTTGTATTGTATAGGAATTTTTTATTTTGGCGTCATCTATAAAATTAACGATACTTCCATCGATATCATACAAAGTAAGGCTCCAAAAGTAAATATTCGGAGGTATAATTCCTTTTAAAGTTATTGTATCACTTGAATGAAAACTAGCCAAGTAATATACTATATTGTGATCCGGAAATGCAATATTTAGCAAAGTAGGACTAGAAGATAATGATGAGCATAAAGGCCATTCATGATTTCTATAATATTGATAGGTTTGCGAATAAAACAATTTTGCAAGAATCATTCTCTATTAGTGTAAAAATATTATATTAAATTAATAAAAACCTCCTATAATTCTTTCTTTTAAAGGTACTATTGAAATACAATTATTCATATCTGGATTTTCCTCATAGGGTAATTTATATGTATTTTCGTTAATTTGAATTAAATTATGCACATGATGAGAACCTGGACAATTTGGATTATCTTTTATTATTTTTGAAAGGTTATGGATATTATGTCCAAGACCTACTACATTATTTAATATCTTTTTCTTAATTTGTTCTATATTTCTATGATGATAGTGTACAAGTACTATATTGGTTAAATGATAATCATTACAATTTAAATGGTTACCGTGATCCATGACACCTTTAAAATATCTTCTATCAATAAAAGATTTTGCCATACTTCCCCAATCACCATAAGTTGAAAAATCTAATTCTTTACAAGCATTATTGTGACCATTTGCATTTCTTAAAATTGGTATTAAATAATTAGCTTTATATACTCTGGAACGAGGTAAGTGATTAATATAGTTATTTATTAGTGACTTGTCAACACTTACTTCTCTAGTACTTTTATCATAATATACTATAAACTCATCTATATCTAATGGAAATGCCATAGTTTGATTTCCATTACAATGTTGATTAATCAAATTAGTCATATATTCTCCTTTTCTTTTATAGTCTGACTCTTGATAAATGTTAATTAAATCTTTAAATTCTTGTATTATTTCATATGTGCCGTCCGTAGAATAATTATCGATAATATAAATATTCTTCCATCCAAACATGCAGCCATGATATATAATCCATTCTCTTACTATGTCGCATTCATCTTTAACAATTGTAAATAATTTTACCATTATATCATTAATCAATATAAAAAATTGAGTAAAAATTCAACTTTGCGAAAAGTAATTGAAACCATTTAAAATAATGACGACAGTTTTTGGTATAAAAAAAAAAATTTATTAAACAAATGACCAAGTTTTGGATCGAGGATATTACTTATTTATTCCATTCATTTTATATCATCCCGACCAATCAGATGGGCATCGAAGAACAAATGAACTGTATGACTCGAATCGTCCTTTTAATCTTTTTATTAATGCTTTTTGCCAATATTTCTTATGATGTATTGTTTTTAGCGATATCTCTATTAATTATTATAGGAACATTTTACCTTGTTAAATCCTATGGCGATAAAGAGAATTTTATAGAGCATTATGGAAAGGTTGAAACAGTTTTAGTCCCGGCGCCCACCGTTCCTCAAAACAGTTATACTAACGAATTTACTTTTGGACCACTTGTGGGTCAACCACGTGAATTTACTACACCTGTAGAGAATTCCTATCCTCCGTTGCCTATCAACGTGAATGATAATAATATTCAAATTGTGGATCCACAAGTTTCACTTACTTGGAAAGATCAACAGGTTCCCTTGGCATTTGGTTATGGTGAAAATCAATCCTATGCGGGTCCTCCAAATCCTCGGACTTTGGTTCAACCAATCATACCCAATCCTATCTATGATTTTGAGGCGTGGCAACCGAATGATTTTATTATTCCAATGGGAATTAATGATCAAAAGAGACAAGAATTTTGGCAAAATGGTTATGTAACACAACCTTGCCCGCAACAAAAAGCACCAAAAGTTACAGAACTTTATGCAAAACAGAATTTTGAACCTGAAATGGTTCCGCAAAGACCTGTACCTCAATACAAGAAAGATTTCCAGGATTATCGAAATTTTCACAAACCCAGCCATGTAAATATTAATAATTTTTATGGAGCAAACAGCGTTCGTGAGAATTATGCTCCTCCTGACGAAAAAAGCTACACTGGTTATCAGGTAAAGCAAGCTTATTATAATCAAGATGGGTATAACGATAGTCCATTTCCTTCTGTCGATAAAACTTGTGGATATGACCCTGATCAATTAAAATACAATTTACCTATCAATTACAATGCTTCTGAATGTCAAAAAAGAAGTAACATGGCGGAATATAATAGAAATTTGTATTCCATTCCCTTGCAACCAGGAATTTATACTGAATCACAAGTGAATCAACCTTATGCAAGTCAATCCAACTTGGGAATCTCTTTTAGTCAACCTTTTCTGCCAACCACTTCATCGATGCAAAAAGATGGTACCTATCGATTTGTAGAACACGACCCCTCCCTTGTTCAACAAGCACCCATTCCTCCTTATCATAGTGAAAATTATGGCGCACCCCTTCGTAATGAAATTTATGACCCACGCTTGACCGGATACGGAACATCGTATAGATCTTATATTGAACCAGTTACTGGACAACCGCGATTTTACTATGATGATATTGATCAACAAACACAATCTAATTATATTACTCGTAACAATCTAGATATTTATGGTGGATTTTCTCATGTCGGAACTGCACATCAAACACCATTGGAAGGTGAACCCTTGAGACAATATGCCAATAAAAATTATGTAGATAATCAACTACAATTTAGAACTGAGCTACAACAAAGATTAATGCACAAGAACAGTAATAGAGAATGGCAACAAAGAATTGCTCCCATCAATACAACGGCACGACAATCAACAGGTGGAGGAACAATGTCTGGTTATTTCAAGTAATTTTTATTTTATTTTGATATAATAGAAATGCCACGTCTTCGTAGAAATCTAGAACGGTCAAAAGTTATAAATTTAAATGGCGGTGAACAAAATTATTCCAAATTCTTACAAGTTTTAGGACCATTTAATACCGGTACCAATTTAATGTATTCATTATTGTCAAAAAACACCCAATCCTATAAAATTGATTTCATGTACAAACATGAAATCAATTTTTCTACTTTGAATAATCAAGTTCAAGATGAGAATAAAAAATACATTATAATGTATAAACCAATTTATAATTGGATTTATAGTTTACAAAAGGCTTCCTATGATCTTAAATTTTTGGAAAATAATATATATGGTCAAGTTTCGTACAAGGGAAAAATTTACAAAAATGCAATTGAGGTCTATAATTTATATTATGAAATGTATTTGAAACTTGCCAATCTTCCCAATGTTGTTATAATTAATTATTATAAATTAATATCAGATGATGGGTTGAATTATTTGAATGACAAACTAAATAAAATTGGTTTTACCCAAGTTAACTTGGATGATTTTAATCAAGCTCTGAATAAACCAGCAAAAAACCATGGAAAATCTGTAAAAAATGCCAATGAAGCATTGGAAAGATACCACCGTGTTTACGATGAATATAAAAATAAAATACACAATTCCGACTTGGTTCATTCATTAAACCCAAACTTGTACACGATTTTCGATAATCTTTAAAGCGATTGCATTTTGGTAATAAATCGCTCTTTACATGAATCGATGCCTTCTCGATTCGCTCCTGTTAATTTGATCGCGTAGTAACCTGTCCAATCATTATTTTCCACGATAAAGTTGATCAATTTGTCGTGATCCCATCCTGACTTATTTTGCGCCATGAACATACTCTCTTCGGCATCTTTAATAATTACTTTGTAATGATTTTTTTTTAGTAGATAAGGAATAATTCCATGTTGCATATGATAGGTATCTTCATTCTGCAATCTTAAATTTTTTGAGGAAATCAAAGGTGTTAAAATTTGATTTTTATATTTTAAAAATCCCATCGAACGAGATAATTCAAATTCTCTATAAAAAGCACTCATAAATTTGCTATTTTTTGGAGACATGAAGAACCAATTCTCCAAATATAACTGATTCTCCAATGATAAAGCTTTAAATTCATAAAGTAAAATATCGGATCTAGTTTTCATCATTTCATGATAATAATCATCTAAAAAGCTTCCGTCAAGTAATATAATACCAGAGTCCATCCATACACCTCCATTTTTACTTAATAAATACAGTCTTAAAAAATCTGAAAATCTTGTAGGACTTTCATCCTTCCATCTTTCCAAAGCTTGTGCATCGACATATTGATGCACATTTTTCTGTGAAATAATTTTCAGTTTCCATTCGCGTGGTAGATTTCTTTCTTGTGTTGCAACAATTGCGTTTATAACTTTATCCTTTTCTATATTATCCCAAAAAGTATAAACGACTTTTGGTACATTATACGATGAAATGGATAAAACAATTGCCAAAATAATCGCAATTGTTAATAAAATAATACAAAATAATAGCCAAAAAGCAAACATTTTATTGTGATTAAAATAAAAAATCAACTTCGAATCCATAAATTACAAATCCATTTTTCACCGCTCAAAACATCAGAACCTTGATGATAAGCTTTTGGGTGAACATATTGTTTGGTGGCATCCAAGTTTTCAAAAAGTAGCGCTGTTCCGATCGATTCTTTAAAAGATTTTCCAAGTACTTGAAATGATGTTTCTCCTCCTTGGTACGAGTTTGGATCATTCAAATAAATCATGAATGTCTTGTCACGCGGCTTGCCTCCAAATTTCTTTAATTCTTCTTTACAATAATCTTCATTCATTAAACATTGGTCATAATGACCTCTAAAATATCCATTGGGTTTATATTTTACAACTTGAAGCTGTTCGAAATTTGATTTTTGTACGCCCAACAAATCTTGCACGCGTACAAAAAACTGATACAAGAATGGATGATCACCATCGGATAGCCAGCAAGTTTGACTTGTCCGTGTTTCACTTTTTTTATCATCCATTACTTTGGAAGCTTCGAGACCCTTTTCAAGAGCAAGTTTAATTAAAAGTTTACATTCTTCATGAGATAAAAAATCTTTATAAAGTACCGGTTCATTATAAGGTTTAGAATTGTCGCATATAGTTAGATAATCACTTTTTTTTTCAAGAACCAAATTATTTTTAGACTTTTGTTTTGTGCTCAAATACCAAATTAGAATAAGCACAGCTAGACAAAGTATTAAGAGTAACCAAATCATGATTTTTTTTAATTATAGACAAACTTCTTTAAATTTGTCTAAAAAAAAGCAATATAAAGATTATGACGATAATATAAAATGAATATATACTGGATTAGTATACTACCCGTTTTAGCTAGTTATTATTGGATTTTAAATAAAACTTCTATAAATCTGTTATACCTTGTATTTATTATTATTCCTTTGTTGGAAATTTTAATACCTCTACCGATTCGTTTTTTAGATGCGCGAAAAAAGACAAACACCGATGATATTTTACTTCACTTGTGGTATCCATTGGAAATTGGAATGTTTTTATTGTTTGTTTTAACGAGACAATTTTCGTTGCATGATGTAATGTGCATGAGTTTAATGATGGGATTGGGAATCAATGTAGCTCACGAACTTATTCATAAACCACAAGATTATCATCGATGGACAGGTCGAAGACTTTTGGAATTTACAGGTTATGGTTTTTGGGAGACGCAGCATTTATTCCATCATCATAAAAATGTTGGATTACCCAACGACCCAGCAACCGCTCCCAAGGGAATGTCTGTCTATGAATTTGTACCACGATGCATTGCGGGAACTGTAAAACAAGCCTATTTGCACGATTCAAACAGCTTTTTAAAATCCTTGCATAAAACTTTTATTATAAATTTTGCAATATTGCTGTTTTTGGGTAAGCAAGCAGCATTATTTCATTTAAAATCTTGCATTGTTTCCATTATTTTTTTGGAAATGATTAATTATTTGGAACATTATGGACTTGTTCGAAAACCTGATGAAAAAGTTTATGAATCGCATTCTTGGGATGCTCCGTATTATTGGAGCAGTATATTATTATTCAAATTGACCTTTCATTCTGATCATCATTTAAATGCTTGGAAGTCGTATCCTGAACTTAAAATTAGAGACTATTCTCCAAAAATGCCTTTTTCGTATCCAGCCATGATTTTATTATCGTTAGTACCACCCTTGTTCTTTCGGAGTATGAAAGTTTAGCAACACAATTCTTCGCGTCTTATATCATTTACGATTATATAAGAGCCTATACCAGTAATCAGTGGAATTCTTTGCTTTCCATTTCGATGTTCTACGGCATCCTGTAATGCAGTTGCTAAAATAGCTTTTGCTTGTTCAGGAATCTCTGTTGCCAGTCCAATATCTTTCATCACTGCACCGATTCGTTGGAAATCATTTTCTGAAATATATCCTCGATTTCTTGAAATCATGCAGCACAAAAAGCCATCCATATTGACTGCTTCCCCATGCATAATATCAATATTTGGAATCATTTCTATAATCTTGGAAAAGGTATGACCAAAGTCGACACATCGTTCCAATTTTTGTTCCCAAAGATTTGGTCCAAGTTCTTCCAACATTATTTGAATGGATGTGTTTATAATGTCTCTACCTTGTGGAATATTAAATTTTGTTTGGACAAGTTCTTTTCCATATTTTTCCAACATTAAAAACAAATGATTCGAGCGAACGAGAGCTAGTTTCATTATTTCTCCTATTCCATTGATGATATTTCTTTCGTCCACTGTAGATAGAAATTTCAAATCAATATAAACACTGTGAGGCGCATAAAAAGATCCGATTCTATTTTTAAACCCTAGGAAATCAACACCATTTTTGACACCCACTGATGCATCAACAATTGCCAGTAATGTCGTTGGAATTCGAATAAAGGGGACACCTCTTCGGTACAAAGTTGCCGCCATACCAACAATATCAAGAATGACACCACCACCAATTCCAATAATTGGTTCACGGCGATTCAAACCGTAGACACAACATTGTTCCAATATTTTTTGTACCGCCTCCCATCTTTTATTTACTTCTTCCCCTTTCAAAAGGACAAAATGAGCATTTAATTTATAGTATTCTAAATATTTGTATATTTGAATTTGATATAGTGTATAAACAGTATAATCGATGACAATAAAGATTTTTTGATTGGTTGCGAACTTGAATAAAGTTGTATTTTGCGGGTCAAATAAATTATAGGAAAATGCAATATCATATTCAACATCTAATGTAAACTTGTTAACCCATCCATTTTCTTTTTTAAAGACATTAGGTGATGGCAACAAATTATTACAAGATTTAGACTGCTTCATTTAATCGTTTTAAATTCTTGTCAATTTAAAAATCATTTTTTTACTTTTTTTAAGCTCTCTTTATAGCTAAAAGCCATAGAGTGGTCAAGCCATGCTCATAGCACTTTTTGCGTTTCATGTGACTTGCATTTTGTTTATATAAATTAATCGCCTTATGGTCTCTAATACCATTTTCTCGTAATTTGCCTATTAGAGTTGCTTCAAAATCATCCAAAAGAGTAGGATCTTTTTTAACCTTGCTAATACTAATTAATCCAACAACATCACGCAAAATTTCCCAACCTTTGCGAAGAGATGCCTGTCTTTCATATTCTTGAATAATTTTTTTTCTTTGGTACATTTTGTATAAAATGCATTTATTTTTTTAAATCAAAACAAAAATAAAAATTTCAAAAAATCTAAAAAATGATTTAAGTATTTGATTATTATTAATAAAGTAAATAAAAATGTTTGATACACAGTTATCTGATTTCTCTAAATTCGACAATAACTCGATTATATTCTACAAGCCTGAAACTATCAACCTTAGTGACAGCACAAATGTCTTTCGCAAGATTAAGATTTGCGTGAAGAATAAGGATGGTACTTTCGGAGACTTGGTATTCTCGGCCCCCAAAAATCTGTTCAGCTTTGGTATTCAGGAGCTACGCGATGCTTCTGGTAATGTAAGTGGTTACATTATGCCAATTAGCCTATGGAAGAAGAAGGAGCCTACTTCAGAGGAGAATCAGTTTATCGATGTCTTGCAAAAAATTATCGAAATGAGTCAAGATCAAGTTCAAAAATATATTGACGATAATGTAGACACGAAACGATTCAGCCCCTTGTCTTTTAAGAAGACTGAAGGTGTAGAGGAGAAGAAATCTCCCATTTTATACACCAAGCTAATTTACAACAAGAAGGAGCAAAAGATTTCGACTCTTTTTATTGACGAGAATTCCAATTTGGAGGTTAGTCCATTGAACATTCTCAATAAGAAGTGTTATATCACTGGTGCTATTAAAATTGAGAGCATCTTTTTGGGAGATAAGGTGACTCTTCAAATTAAGCTCTACGAGGCCATTGTTCGTGTAATTAAACAAGGCAAGAGACTCTTGAGCAATGATTATCGCAAGAAAAAGCCAAGCCTTGCTCCTGTTCCCGTAGCACCTGTTTCCGAGGAAGTTGCGGATGAGGAAGTAGAAGAGTTGGACGCCGAGACCGAGAGCGAAGCTTAAACAGCACAAGCACAAAATAAAAAAAATCAATTTTCAACCAAACTTGATTTTAGTAGGACTTGCTGTATTTGAATTCATCATAAGTATCTACAATTGAATCAATTAAATGCTTTACATTAGTATTGCTTTGTTTAGCATAGTTGTTTATAGATTTTATATTATATTTCATTGCACTTTTATCTCCTTTTTTTGCATTTTTTATTGCAAATTCAAAAGTGGTTTGTATTTCATTTTGAATGAATTTTGATTCGGCGTCTTTATTTACTTCTATTTGTGGTACTTCAATTTGGAAACTCTTGGCTTTATTGATAAAATAGGACATTAGTAATTCATCACCTTTTTCTGCATATTTTTTTGCCTTTTCAACAAATTTTTGACCATTTTCTTGGCAATTCTTCTTTTTAATTTTTGTAGTGTTTAATCTTTCTGTAAAATCTAAATCAAGTTTGGCAGAATATTTTACAATAAAATCTGAATACCAATCAATCTCTGAATTGTTGTCAGATTCGACTGCCAATTCCAAATTAATAAAAAATCCCTCTATACTATTTAAAATTTGTTGGTGTTCTTTTTCAAGATTGATTTCAAAATCCAAGGAACCTAATTCAACATTCACCTTCTTTTGAATATATTGAATTTGACAAACAAGACATTCTACCATGGACCGGTCTCCCTTTTCAGCATATTTTTCTGCTTGTTTATAACAATCAGTTGCTTCTTTTCTCAAATATTCCATCTCTGCAATTGTTAGTAATAGACCTAAATATTCTCCTATGATTGTTTTGAAGCAATTGGGTAAACGAATTAAAAAGTTGGGAGAAGAAAAATATACACCAGTTAATTCATCATAATACATGTTTGCTTTATTAAAGAGCAATTAATCAAAAAATTGATGTCATTTAGTTGTCATTTCATTCCAATAAAATGAATGTTATTCAGTCACACGGAAAGTTTGGCTTTATCTTTCACATTTCTGATATTCATATTCGATTGAACTCTAGAAAGGAAGAATACAATACTGTTTTTGAACAATTATACTCTATTATTAAAAATCACGACAAAGTATCCAATTCTGTTATTGTAATAACGGGTGATCTACTGCACAATAAAATTGATTTGACTCCTGAGTGTATTTTGATGAGTTATTCTTTTTTGCACGAGTTGGGTTCAATTGCACCTACAATCCTGATTGCTGGTAACCATGACGCGCTACTTAATAATAGACAGCGGATGGACAGTATAACTTCCATTTTGCACGCACGAACTCCACCGAATGTGTATTATCTAAAGGATTCTGGTTATTATTCATTTGGAAATATCGTTTTTGCTGTAAATTCGCTTTTACAAGAAAACCCAGATGAATGGTTGGACATTGACCGAGATAAGATTGCTCATGCTGCATTTTTTAAAAATAAAAGATGTATTGGTCTTTATCACGGTCAAATTTGCGGATGGAAAAACAATATAGGCTATTCTTCCGAAACGGGAGATAAACAAGTTGATGACTTTCCTGGTTTGGAACTTGTATTGCTCGGAGACATTCACAAACATCAATATATGAATGCGGATAAAACAATGGCGTATTCGGGTTCATTAATATCACAAAATTTTGGAGAAACCGACCCTGATCATGGTGTCTTGTGCTGGGATTTGGAAACGAAATCTTCTGAACTCATTGCCATCCCTAATCCTTATTGTTTTTGTGAAGCTGTTTTGGAGGATGAAACTTTGGAATTATTGTATTATCCAAATGTACCGTTTCTTGACTGGAAAAATGGTTCTGATTTACCAAAATATTTGCAACCGAATTGCAATTTGCGTGTTTATATGACACAAGACTCAAAATTGAATCACGATTTTACCAAAATGTTTAAAAAGGTAATGCCAAATGCACGCTTACAGCAAAAATTTGCTACCTCAAAACAAAATAATAATATAATAAAATCACAATTAGACTTTCATCCCGATGCAACCAATGAACCTTTTTGGATTCGTACCTTTGTTTTGGAAAAGTTGGACGGAAATCCTATTCCAGTGGTTGAAAAATTAATACAGGATTTGCTCTCCGAGTTTCGTAAAAATGTAACACTTCAAAAAACTCACGAGGCGACGGATTGGGAGATTGAGCAAGTTAATTTTGATTATTTGTTTGGTTACGGTAAAGACAATAAAATTGATTTTAAAAAACTGCAAGCTAATACAATTACTGGAATATTTGGTCATAATTCGTTTGGTAAATCTACCATTATTGATATTCTTGCTTTCCTATTGTTTGGCAAAATTACGCGTGGTACTACTGGAAACACCATTCCTCGTGAAATTATCAATCATTTGGAAAAAAAGGCTTTTGGGGAACTCATTTTCAAGGTTGGAACTCAACGATACAAGATTGTAAAGAATTGTAGTCGAACCAAGGCTGAAAAAATTAAAATTGTAGAACAATTGCTTACATGGCAGGGTAGTTGTTGGGTTGATTGTTCTGAAGAACATCGGAAAAAAACAGACAAAATTATTGAATCTTTGCTGGGGAATTTGGAAAGCTTCTTGTTTACCAATGTGTGTTTACAACAAAAAGAAAAACCATTTCGTGAGAATACACAAAAAGATAAAAAAGAGTTTCTGTATACATTATTTGGACTTGATTGGTTTGAAAAATACAGAAAGACCAAAGAAGATATTCTCAAATCTTTCAAAGGGGAGGAAAAAGTCTATAAAGAAAAAGTTGGCGAATCTTCTACTCAAGAATGGGAAGAAAAAGCCAAATCTTTAGTTCAATTGATTGATAATCTTGTTGCCGAGTTGACAGAGATGGAAAATACAGCCGCAGATTTAGATATGGAGCGTGAAAATTTGTTAAAATTGCAACAAAATTCAGTGTACAAAAATCTTGAAAGTGCACAACAAGCTTTGACCAGCTCAAATCAAAAACTAGCCGAACAAACTGCAAACATTGATAAACTTGAGGGTGAAAAGACTCAATTTGCGGAATATATTGCCAAGCATGATTTGTATGCTTTAAAACGAGACTTGGAAAAGTTGAATGATCAAATTGCCAATTACGAAAATTCGGTTCAAATATTGGATACGGAAGAAGCGAAAGAGTGGACACTAAAAACAAAAAAAGAATGGACACAGTTTTATATAAAAGTCCAAGATACTTTGTCTCGTTCTGAAATTATTGCTCAAACTTGGAATGAGAGAAAAGAGGCAATTCAAAAGGAAATTAATACCCTGGAATGCGCCTCGATTTCTTTTGAAAAGTCTCTTGTCAATGTTGCGGATTGGGAGAATTTGTCAGACAAGATTATAAAGATTCAACAAGATATTCCTTTGCTTGAAAAAAAACTTTTGGAAACCGCTCCCGAGGTTCCTGTACAATTGGAAGAAATGATTAGCAAATTTCAAGAATTATTTCACGAATTTGAAAAACACCAATGCAAAATTCAATCGTTGCGTCTACAACTCAAAGATACTGGGAAAATGCAAATCAATCCAGATTGTAAGGCTTGTATAAAAAACTCGTCAATTTTAAAACAGGCGCTACAAGAAAAAGAATTACAAGAGAGGGAACGCAATGAGCAAGATTCTATAGAAAAAATGAAAAAGTTGGCTCAACAGATTAGCGTACATTGGGCAGATGTTAAAAATCATTCTACTGTGGAAGAAATAAATTCATTTTTACGCAAAAAATTGGAACATTTAAAACAAGAAAAAGTTGATTTTGCTAAGCGAAAAGAGACCACTCAGAAGAAGTTGACATTATATTTAGCTTTGCAGCAAAATTATATTCATACCAAAAATTTCAAGTTGGTAGAGGAAAACAATCAAAAGCTGCTCGAACTAAAAAAAAGGCTTGCATCGGATCCTGCAAAAAAAGAGTATGAAGATATGTTGGTGTTTTTCAAGAATACAAAAATTTATCAAGAAGTTGCTCAATATTGGGAAAAGCAAAATGATATTTCGTTGACAGAATTGAAACAAAAACAAGAAAAAATATGCAAGACAATTTCCAAATATGAGAAAAGAGTACAGCGTTTGGCAGAAACTGAAAAATTGTTGAGTGAAATCGCAACTTGTATGGTCAAAGATAAATTAGAATTGAAATCGATTCAAGAACAAGTTGAAGTTTTAAAAAATAATCAAAAATTAAACAAAAAGTTGCAAGAATTAGATTTTAAAAAAGCATCCAACAAGACAATTTTGGATGAAAGAACTCGACTATTGCACAAATACCAAACCGATCTTGAAAAAAATACCA